TATTGTTAGAGGATTGCATGTCTATGGTGCGAAAGTACTAAGAGACGAAGCAATTGTAGGTGCTTTCTACGGTATTGACTAATACCAAACTTGGGGGAGTCTTCGGACTCCTCCTCTTTTTATAGGATATAAACATGTACAGTAAAAGAAAAACATACGGTAAGGGCAAGGAAGTTGAGAAAAGAGCAACTTACGGTAAAGGTGGATATGCTAGTATTAAAGATATGGAAAAGCATTGCACTGATAAGGCTGGGTATAGTGAAAGTTTAAAAAGAAAAGATTAATTAGTATGAAAGGTGTAAAACATTATAAAAGAGATGGGACTGAACATAAAGGGAGTTCTCACAAAATGCCTAACGGAGATTTACATACAAATAAATCTCACACTAAAACAAGTGTAAAGCTATTTCATTTTAAAGATTTAAGTAAAAAAGCAAAACTAAAAGCTAAAGGTAAAAAATAATGGCAACAACATACCTAGATTTAACTAACGAAGTATTAAGAGAACTCAACGAAATACCTCTTACTTCTGCAAACTTTGCAAGTGCTGTAGGACTTCAGCAGTTTGTCAAGGATGCCATCAACAAGTCTATATTCGATATAGCAAATGAAGAACCACAGTTACCATTTCTCACAGCAGGTGAAAGTGGTGCAACTGACCCCTTCTATGGAAACGTGACGGTAGCTACAGTAGCTGGTACTCGATGGTACGAACTAAAAGAAAGTAGCTCAAGCATCGCAGATGATTACGGTTCGATAGACTGGGATGATTTTTATTTAACCACGATTAACGTTAGTGGTGAATCAGCCCCTTTTGTCTCAAAGGGATTAAAGTTTTTAAACTTAGCTGATTGGAAAAGATATTACAGAGACAGTGAAAACATAGACGATGCAGATGGACAGTCTTATGGTGAGCCTAGCTTCGTCATTAAATCACCCGATGCAAGGAAGTTTGGATTAAGTCCAATACCCGATAAAGTATATAACATACACTTCTATGCATTTGATAAGCCTACAAAGCTTACAGCACACGGAGACACAGTTGTCTTCCCCGAACAATACACGAATGTCATAACTGCTAAAACAAGATATTACATATGGCAGTTTAAAGAATCTCCACAACAAGCAGCGTTTGCTATGGATGATTATAAGAAAGCTATGAGAAGTATGAAATCTAACTTAGTTAATCCTACTCCTCGTACAATGACAGACGATAGAAGATACTTTTAATTTATGGCAGCATCACAACCCTATACAGTAGCTTGTTCTGGTGGCTTAGTAAAATCTTCCAATGCGATTGATTTACTTAAAAGCCCCGGTGTAGCTCAAGAACTTCGTAACTTTGAAGTCTCTATTGAGGGTGGGTATAGACGTATTAATGGTTTTAGTAAGTTTGGAAGTGCACAAGTAACAGGTAGCACAACAAACATATTAGGTGTAATACCTTATGCTGATGGAGTTATAGCTTGTGCAGCTACAGGTATTTACTTTAGCCAAGATGGTACAAGCTGGTTAAACGTCAGTAGAAGTTCTGTAGCAGGTACTGGTGATAATTATACAGCCTTTACAGGTCGTAGTACATTAGCAAGAACTTCACAAGGTCAAATTAGTTTTTCTTTATTTGAAGGACCAGATTATGACTATGGTATGTTAGTTATCTGTGATGGAGCTAACAAACCTTATTACTTTAGAATGGAAGGTACGGGTTCTAACATTAATAGTAGAACATATTTTAGTGATGAAGTCACTGTAACAGGTACAAAGTTTGCAACACATGGTGAGATACACGATAAACATTTAGTTGTTGCAGGTGTTGAAGATAACCTTAGTACAGTTTATTATAGTACATTACTAGACCCTACAAGTTTTAGTGGTACTGGTGCAGGTTCTATAACCTTATCAGACCAGATAGTAGGATTAAAAAGCTTCCGTAATGAACTGTTTATATTTTGTGAAAATAGTATATTTAAGTTACAAGATATAAATGGCACACCGGTAGTTATACCTGTAGCCAAGAACATTGGATGTTTAAGTGGTTACAGTATTCAAGAGATAGGTGGTGACCTTATCTTCTTAGCACCAGATGGACTGAGAACAGTTGCTGGTACTGCAAGAATTGGAGACGTTGAGTTGGGTACAGTTAGTAAAGCTATCCAACCATTACTCACAGAACTTGCAAACAACATTAATAGCTATGTAATTAGCAGTGTTGTTATACGTGAGAAATCACAATACAGATTATTTTATACAGATACTTCAGTTGATGAAAATCAACAACGAGGTATTATAGGAACATTAAGACCCAACGGATTTGAGTGGGGCGAAACAAGAGGAATAGAAGTCACAGAGGTTGGCTCGGGATTTAATACAGATGGTGTGGAAAAATATTATCACGGTTCTACTGCAGGTTACGTGTATAATCACGATACAGGTAATAACTTTGATGGCTCTGCCATTTTAGCAAGATACGCTACACCAAACTATGACTACGGAGATTTAGGTACTTTAAAAACTTTACACTTTGTAAAGGTATCTGCAAGTGCAGAAGGTGTCGTAGAACCAGATGTTCAAGTTAGATTTGACTATGGTAATACAGACACACCTCAACCCGTAGCACCTTTTGATTTAGGAACGATTAATCCACCTGCTATCTTTGGAGATGGTATTTTTGGTACGACAGTATTTGGTGGTGGTAACAATCCTTTAATTAGAGTGGCACTACAGGGCAGTGGACACAGTAACAATTTTACATTTATAAGTGATGATACTAAAGCACCTTATACAATTAATGGTCTTTACGTAGACTTTATACCTTCAGGCAGGAGATAAACAAAGATGGCAATAACAAAAGTAACAAACTCAGTTGTAGGCTCTGGTAGTGCTACAGACGGGTATGTACTCACAGCAGACGGAAGTGGTAACTCAGCTTGGGAAGCTGCAGCAGGTGGTGGAGTAGCAGGAATAACATCTAATGCAGATGCTACTGCTATAACCATTGATAGTTCTGAAAATGTTGGAATTGGGGGTTCTCCAAGTTATAGGTTAGACGTTGAAACTTCAGCTTATGATGCAGCATATATAGCCACTTCAATTAATTCAGTAGGAGGAGGAGTTGTTTTAATTTTAAATAGGTCAGCAGCCGATGGAGATATGATGCGTTTCCAACAAGGCGGGACAACCGAAGGAACAATTGTTGTTAGTGGCTCTACTGTTTCATATAATGGATTTTCAGGGAATCACGAATCATCAGGTATAGATAGCTCAACACCGATTGGAACAGTAGTTTCAACAATAGATGAGTTAGACATATATTCAGATACCCAAACAGGTAAAGGAGCAGACGAACCAAACCCAAAAGCAGGGCAGACAAGAGAAGACCACGCAAAAATTAAAATCTCTGATACAGAAGGAGATGCTAGGGTTTATGGCATTTTAAATAGTTTTAATGCTGATGGTAAAGCAATCATAACCTCTGTAGGTATTGGCTCAATTAAAGTAACGGGAGCTTGTAATGGTGGTGATTTATTAGAATCAAACGGAGATGGTACTGCTAAAGTGCAATCAGACGACAGCATTAGAAGTAAAACAATTGGAAAAGTAACAATAGGTAATTCTGATACAGGAGTAAAACTTGTATCGTGTGTACTATATTGTGGTTAAAACAAAATACACGGAGAATAAATAATGGCAAGTTACACTAGACAGAGTTCGTTTGCAGACGGTGATACAATCACTGCTGCTTTATTTAATAACGAATTTAACCAACTTGTAAACGCTTTTCACAACTCTACAGGGCACAAACACGATGGCACAACAGCCGAAGGACCTGTTATAGGACTGATAGGTGATGCAGGAGAAACTTCTCCGAACAACAAAGTACTGATAGATACAACCAATAACTTTATTGAGTTTTATGTAGAAGTCTCTTCAGCTCCTGTACAACAGTTATATATATCCGATGGTGCTATTATACCTGTTACAGACAGTGATGTTGACTTAGGTACAACAAGTTTAAGATTTAAAGATACGTATACAGATACAATTACCACAACCGGAAACGTAAGTGTTGGTGGTAATCTTACAGTTACAGGAACTGCTACTATAGCTGGTAACCTTACTTTTGGTGATGCAGCTTCTGATACAGTTGCTTTTAGTGCTGACGTAGCTTCTAATCTTTTACCAAGTGCTGATAATACTTATGATTTAGGTGCAAGTGGTTCTGAGTGGAAAGATTTATACATTGATGGTACTGCAAATATTGATAGCCTTGTAGCTGATACTGCAGATATTAATGGTGGTACAGTTGATGGTGCTATAATTGGTGGTTCTAGTGCTGCTGCAATTACAGGTACAACTATTACTGGTACTAGCTTTGTTATTGGTTCAGCCAATATAGCTGAAGCAGAACTTGAAACAATTGATGGAATAACTGCAGGAACTGTAGCAGCTTCTAAAGCTATTGTAGTAGATTCAGATAAAGATATCACAGGTGGTAGGAACATAACTATTACAGGTGAGTTAGATGCAGCAACCTTAGACATTTCAGGTAATGCAGATATTGATGGTACACTTGAAACAGATGCACTATCTATTAATGGTACAGCAGTTACATCAACTGCAGCAGAACTAAATATATTAGATGGAGTAACATCCACTGCTGCTGAATTAAATATTTTAGATGGTGTAACGTCTACTGCAGCTGAGTTAAACATCTTAGATGGTGTAACGTCTACTGCTGCAGAACTTAATATCCTTGATGGTGTTACAAGTACTGCAACAGAATTAAACTTACTAGATGGTGTAACATCTACTACCGCAGAACTCAACATACTTGATGGAGTTACAGCTACAGCAGCAGAAATAAATGCTCTTGATGGTATTACATCAACAGTTGCTGAGTTAAACATCCTTGATGGTGTTACAGCAAGTGCTACAGATATTAATCTTATAGATGGTATAACAAACGGAACAGTAATAGCAAGTAAAGCTATTATAACAGATTCAAACAAAGACATTACTGGTGGTAGAAATATTACTATTAGTGGTGAATTAGATGCTGCTACCCTAGATATTAGTGGTGATGCAGACATTGATGGAACTTTAGAAGCCGATGCAATTACTATCGGTGGTGTAACACTAGCAGAAACAATTAGTGATACTGTAGGAGCTATGGTTAGCTCTAATACAGAAACAAACATTACAGTTACTTACGAAGACTCTGATAATACTTTAGACTTTGCAATTGGTACACTTAATCAGGATACCACAGGTAACGCAGCAACAGCTACAGCTCTAGAAACAGCACGTACAATTCATGGAGTATCTTTTGACGGTACTGCTAACATTGACTTGTCTGAGGTTATAGCTGATACAGTTGGTGCAATGGTTAGCTCTAACACAGAGACTAATGTTACAGTAACTTATCAAGACTCTGATAATACACTAGACTTTGCATTTAGTGGTTCAGCAGATACTACAGGTAACGCAGCTACTGCAACAGCTTTAGAAACTGCTAGAACTATACACGGTGTATCTTTTGATGGTACAGCAAATATAGACCTTTCAGAGGTTGTACAAGATACAGTTGGAGCTATGTTTAGTTCTAACACAGAATCAGGAATTACTGTTGCATATGAAGATGGTGATGGTACAATTGATTTAACAGTTGGAACTCTTAACCAAAATACAACAGGTTCAGCAGCTACTTTAACAACTGCTAGAACTATTGGTGGTGTAAGCTTTGATGGTTCTGCTAATATAACACCTACAACTTTTACAGCAGCTACATTCTCTGGAGACTTAAACGTTGACAGTGGTGTTTTGTTTGCTGATGTAAGTGCTAATAGAGTAGGTATTAATCAAACCTCACCAGATGTTTCACTTGACTTAGGTGCTAACACAGATGCTGTTCATATGCCAGTAGGTACTACAGCACAAAGACCTGCAAGTCCTGCTGCTGGTTATTTTAGATATAACACAACTACTGGTGGCTTTGAGGGCTACACAGATGAATGGGGTGCGATTGCAGGTAGTGGTGGAGCTGGTTCATCTATGGAACCTCAAATCTTTGCAGGTGATGGTAGTGATACAACCTTTACACTTACAACAGCACCAACAAGTGAAAATAATTTATTAGTATTTATTGATGGTGTCTTCCAAGCACAAGACAGTTACAGTGTTTCAGGAACTACTTTAACGTTCTCTGAAGCTCCTGCAAATAGTAGAGTTATTACAGTTTATCACATTAGAAGCAGCATTAGTGGTTCTAATATGCTTGTTGATACTATGACAGGCGATGGTAGTGATACAACTTTAACACTATCTATAGCTCCTGTAAGTGAGAATAATGTACAAGTATACTTTGATGGAGTTTATCAGAGCAAGACTAACTATAGTACTTCTGGAACTACATTAACATTCTCTACAGCCCCTGCAACTGGAGTAGCTGTTGAAGCTATTTCATATACACAAACAAGTATTAATGCTCCAACCAATGATTCAGTAGCAACTGCTACAATTCAAGATGATGCAGTTACAAGTGACAAACTTGCAAGTAGCGTATCCGT